ACCAGCCGGGAAGCCTACGCCGCCGGGACCCGTGGGCCTGAAGGGGAACTTGAAAACGGAACGCATCGCAGCAAGCATGGGCATCTCCCATGACAAATACCTCGAGCAGCTTGTGGGCCGTGGGACCACGCAAGAAGAGCTCAACGCTGGCACTGCTGCCGCCGGCCAGAACCCCAACCGTCCCAAGAGCAGGATCTATGGCTGAGCGATTCGCCCCAGGCGTCACTGACCAGTTCACGGTTCCCGACAAGGACCGAGACCCGAACTTCGTATACCGCTGGTGCAACACGGACGATCGCGCCATGCTCAAGCACCAGGAAGAAGGCTACGAAGTCGTCCACTTCGAAAAGCCGGAAGTGCACATTCCGGGCCGGCCGGGTGAAACACCCGCAGTGTCCGAGAACACGAGACGCCGCGGTCGCGACCTCCTGCTGATGCGGATTCCCCGCGCACGCTGGGAAGCGACTGTTGGCGCCCGTCGCAAGACGCTGCAAGCGCAGCACGAAGGACTCCTCGACGATGCTGTCGAGCGCACGAACGAAAACGCGAGCCGGGCTTTGCACGGTCGCTACGGTAACCGGTACGCGAAGCGCGGACTCGCCTTTCAGACCTCCGACGCGGGATACACCGCGGAGGAAGTCTCCAGCTTGTCCTCGAAGTAATTTCCCTAGGACCAAAGGAGTACGAAGATGGCAATCACGCAACCACGCGTTGCGATGACCGTAGCCAAGAACTTGATCGGGTACTCGGTTGCTCAGGAAGCGTTTCCCGAAGCAGCCACGCAGACGTTCAAACAGGGCGCGTGTGTCGTTCTCGCCTCCGGCTATTTGCAGGAAGCGGGAGCCGATCCCACAGTCGTCATGGGCATCGCGAGCGGACCGGGCCACAACAAGGCCTCGGTGAACCTCGTGCAGCAGAGCGTGTATCTCGCCGGCTTCGGCAACTTGTTCCAGGGAAACCTGGACGATGGTGCGGCTGGCGTGCAGACTGCGGCAACCGATCGGGGCTTGTCCTACGGTATCGCGAAGCACTCGGGAACAGGTACCTGGTACGTCGACAAGACGGAAACGACCGCGAAGCGTGTCGTCGTCTGGGGCTTCTGGTTGGGCGTATGCGACGGAGTGCAGGCTGCCGTGGGTGATACCCTCGGACAGATCTTCTTTGCCTTCGACGCCACGTACTTCCAGGGCGCTCACGTAGTGTAACGAGGAGACCATGTCCACCAACACAGGCGGATTTTCAAGCCTCCTCGCGCCCGGGCTTTACGAAGTGTTGTTCAACGAGATCGACGAGCAGGTCCCACAGTGGCCGCCGGTCTTCAGCACTTTCGATAGCGTCCGTGCGTACGAGGAAGACCTCAAGGTCGCGGGTCTCGGAGCCATGCTCCCGAAGCCCGAAGGCACCAACACGTCGTTCGATGACCCCATCCAGGGCACGACCGTACGTTACACCCACAACTCGTTCGGACTCGGATTCCGAATCACCCGAGAAATGTGGGACGACGACCTCTACGACATCATGCACGGGATGGCAGCCGAGCTCGGCAGGGCCGCTGCCTACAAGATCGAAGTCGACGCGTGGTCGCTCCTAAACCGGGGCTTCGTCTCCACGCTCGTGCCCGATCAGGGCTTCGACGGTCTCGCCCTGTTCTCCACCGCACACACTCGCCTCGACGGCGGTGCGACCTACGCGAACAAGCCCAGCGTCGACGTTGACTTCTCCTACACGGCCTATCAGGCCGCTCTGGACAACTTCAACTTGCTGGTTGATGATCGCGGACGGCCGCTCATGCTGAAGCCGGCCCTGTGCGTTGTGAACCCACCCTTCATGTGGGCTGCGAAAGAAATCCTGCAGTCCGAGTACAAGCCGTACACGGAGAACAACGAAATCAACCCGCTCAAGGGTACGATCGACGAGAACGGGTATCTCGCCTGCAGGTACTTGACGGACAACGACGCGTGGTTCGTCTTGAGCAAGCCCCGGCGCCAAGGCACGAAGAAGTCCCAGGGTCACGACGCCAAGTTCATGTGGCGTACGCGTCCCGAGACCTCGGACGCCGACGACTTCCTGAGCGGCGATGCGCTGTTCAAGGTCTTCGCCCGGTACTCCACAGGTCACGGTGAGTGGCGTGGAGCGTACGGGAGCTCTGGAGGCTAACCATGGCTCAGACGAGAAGCGGCGCAGCGAACCCGATCGTTGCTGGGTTCACCCGTCGAATCGGTCCGGGTGGTGCGTTGGCAGTCGGGTTCACCAGCACCGCAACCTCACCCGGTGGTTGGATCGGCCAGGACAGCGGCGGATTCGACTACTATCTGTGGTTCGATACGTCGGGCCGCCTCCGCACAACCGACGCTGCAACGGCTGAGGCCCCGGGCTTCAACTGGAACAGCGGTGGCACGATCGTGGGTACCCAGTCCTAGCGATGCGGCGGTTGGGTACTAGTCCCAGCGGTACCCAACCGCGTTTTTCCCCCTTTCCGGAGAGTACGCAAAATGTTCAATGATCTCCCACTTAGACTAAGTGCGTTGACGAACGCCGTCCGCACAATCAAAGGAACTGGCGGCGGGTTGTTGAACGCGTACTACCTCTACAACTCGGACACGAACGTCATCTTCATCCAGTTCTTCGACGCTGCTAAAACTACTGACGTGACCCTTGGAACAACTGTCCCCAAGTGGAGCATCGGGATTCCGGGAGGGCAAGCCGCGAACGTCTCCCGCCTCAAGCTCCAGTTCAGCGACGGAATCCAAGTTGCGTGCACCGCAACCGAAACTGGTGCTGGTGCGCCTGGGGCTCCCGCCAACGCTAACTTCGGATACAGGTAACCGCCATGGCAGCCTATAACTACTACGACTGCTTCGCGCAGAAGGACCTGTTAAACAAGATCCAGGACTTGTTCGGGACAGCCGGTAGCACCTCCGACACGTTGAAAATCGCGCTGACCAACCGGGCACCTGTCCAGGCAACCGACGCGGTCCTCGCAGACATCGTCGAGATCGCCGCCGGCAACGGGTACTCAGCCGGAGGTGCGAGTGTTGCAAATGTTGGGAGCGGGGCCTCCGGAACGTTCACCCTCGCTGGAACCGACGTCGTCTTCACCGCGAGCGGTCCTGTCGGCCCGTTCCAATACGCAGTCCTCTATAACGCGACGGTAGCGGGTGGCGCACTCATCGCGTGGTGGGCTCGTCCCTCACCGATGACGATGGATACCCCGGACACGTTCACCGTGGACTTCGGCGCAAACATCTTCACGGTGGCACATGTGTAAGGCGGTGCGCTAATGGCAGCTCTAGCCCAAACGCACTCCCACGATTTCAGTTTCGACTCGTCGGGAAACTTCACAACTCCCGCCTATGACACGACTGGCGACACCTGGCTGGTGTTAATCATCAATAATTTCAACGCTCCGGCCACCGTCGCTGGAATTACGGCTCTCACCTACAACGGGGTGAGTTTCCTCGCAAACCTTACCACCACTGGCGTCACAGGCCATAACGGTACGGATAACATGGGCGTTGCGTGGATGAACCTCGGGGCCAATGCCGGCAACCACACATTCAACATCCAGTGGCCCGGTGGCGGGAATCTCGACTTCCAAGTGATCTCGGGTAACGGGGATCTAGACGCAGCCACGTTGGACGTCTCCCCAACCGTTAGTTCTGAAACGGCTTCGGCTCCTGCATATACACCGGCACCCATTACTCCTGGCATCACCAATGCCCTGCCGATCATCGCCACGTGGGGAAATGGCCCGAGTATCTCAGCCACGTCCGGTTGCACGCGGATCATCGAGTCTGCGCTTGATCCCGGAGCAGCATTGTTCACATGTCCTTTGTCTACATCCGGCGTGCCCACTGCAGCCGTTATGGACACGGGTAGTCCGTCCTTCTGGCTGACCATTTCCTTCTCGCTCAAACCCACGGGTGGTGGCGGCGGCACGATCCCAACCCCCTTCTTCGCTCGTCTTCTCGGTAACGGGAGTTCACTCTAATGCAGAAGAACGTCGCCTCTCAAAAACTCATCGTCTTCGCGTTCGATGCTACGACGAACCTCCCCAAGACCGGTGACGCAGGAAACATCACGGCCTACGTCGACAAGGACTTCGGTGGCGTCACCGTGCTGGGGGACACCTCCGCGACAGAAATGGACTCGACCAACGCGAAGGGCTACTACCAATTCGACCTGACACAGGCCGAGACGAATGCGGACATCTTGTTCTTCAGTGCGAAGTCAGTCACTGGGAGCATTGTCGTCATCGCAGTCCCGGCGACGGTGTTCACCACCGCGCCGAACTTCAACAAGACGGTTATCGATGGTGCAGGGCTGTCGGACGCGAACATGGTGAAGATGGGTCCGACCGGCTCGGGCACGGCCCAGACCGCGCGGGACATCGGCGCCAGTGTGCTCTCGGCGGGCAATGCGAAGAAGAACACGGCGCTCTCCAAGTTCGCGTTCATGATGACGGACTCCACGAACCACAACCCGGCTACCGGCAAAACGGTCACGTGCACCCGGAGCATTGACGGAGCAGCCTTCGCCGCAGGTACCCTCGCGAACGTAACTGAGGTTGCCAACGGCATCTATACCGTCGACTTCCTCGCGGCGGATCTGAACGGGAACGTGGTCGTCCTCCGCGCAACAGCAACCAGTTGCGATGACACCTTCGAACGCGTGGTAACGCTTCTCTAATGTCCATCGCGCTCAACACCTACGTCGACTTCGATACGGGCGGCACGATCGTCTCGTGGCAGCGGAACAACGATGGGTCTGCCACGGACGTCGTGCTCAGCGGAACCTACGCCACTACTACCCCGGTCTCTGTCGAAGCCCAACTTGACTCCGGTGCGTTCGTAACCCTAAGCGCCCAAACCATCGGATCGGGAGCGTGGACTGGGACCCTGCCCGCAGTCACCTCCGGCAGCCGAGTACTCGTGATCCGAATGTCCAACGATCACGCGCAGACTGCGACGGCCGAGCTCATGCTCGGCGACTTCTTCCTCATCTGCGGGGATTCGATCGCGGCGGGTCAAAACATCACGTCCTCAGCGTCTGCGACGGCAAGTCCACGTAATCGCTACTCACACAACGGATTTGAATGGGTCCGTGCAGACCTTACCCCGGATGCTGGAGCTTGGGCGAAGCTCGTAGGGCTCATCGCAGCGGAACAAGGTGTTCCTGTCGCCTACATGAACTCAGCGTCCAGTGGCACGCACACTGCCCAATGGGAATCCGGTACCCTCCCCGACAACGCAGTAGCCGCAGCCGCAAGTGCGTTTCTAAACCGTGTACGCTTCGTCCTCTGGCACTTAGGATCGAACGATGTCATTAGCGGCGGGAACCAAACACGCAGCGCCGTGAAAGCAAGTCTGGCTGCCGCAACGGCGTATGTGAACGCTCACCTCCCCGCTCCCACAATCCACTTGCACGGGGTCTTCGGAAACTGTCCCTCGAGCACGGGAACCCTTCGCACCGTCGAAGACCAAGTAAGAGCCGGAATCCTCGACGCGGTCTTCGCAGGGATCACCCATCCCGGTGCAATGCTCATCGACATGAACGAGGCAGACGGTACCCACCCAGACAATTCCGAGGCTGACCGGCTGGCGCAGCGTTGGTGGGCAGCGATCTCCGGTGGAGTCTACGGAAACAGTCCCCGCCGTGGCCCCCGCATCACCAACGTCTACATGAAGACGTCAACCCTCGCGGTGATCACGTTTGACCAGGACCTATGGGCGAACAGTCCCACGACGACGGCGTTCCGCGTGACCGACGGAGGCACGCCCATCACCGTGGACTTTGCGGATCTCGGGCCCGGCGACAACCAAGTCCAGCTCACTCTCCACAGTGCTGTAAGCGGCGCGGTCCTGGTGAGCATCGCCAGTGGTAACGACGCCACCGGCTCGACGCTCCCAATCATTCCCGCGATCATAGTGCCCGGGGGAAGCCAGCTCTTCCTCCCGGCGGAACCGGAAGCAGATCGTGCGCCGCAGACTTCGGTGAACAAGATATGAGACGCTACTCCCAATTCGGCCGGACCCCAAACCGCGATACAGTCCTACCGGGCGTCGGAAGTCCTGCGGGACCCGGCGGCACAACCGCAACTCCCCGGTGGCGGAAGGTCTTCGGAGCCTTCGCCGAACCCTTCGCGAAACGCCTGCAAGGTGTGGGGGCGGCTAGCGGCGGAGGGAGCTCGACGCTCGTCGCGGATCCAGGCGCCTACGTTGTAACCGGCGCTACAGCAACCTTAAGGTGCAACGCGGTGCTTGTGGCGGATCCAGGAGCCTATGTAATTACGGGTTCTAGTGTCCGGCTCCACTGGTCTCAAGACCCCGTTGTCAAGGGCGGTCTCGCTTCCATGGGCGTAGGTTAAGCAAGTGCAAAACAACCGGCAGACGAACCACAGAGTCGCCCAACGTTGGTGGACGTGTGACCGCTGCGGATTTCCGTACAACGAGTCAAAAGTGGTGACCCGGCGCGGCCTTATCCTCTGCACGGGGGAAAGCACGAACAAGTGCGGGGAAGACCACTACGGACACGAATTCTACCTCTCGAGGCTTGAGACTCCGTATGAGAAGGTTCCCGACAACCCTCCCGACGTTCCCTGGGACGACCTTTAGGCAGAGTGGATAAAAATGGCGAGACGCATCTACGCCGACTTCGACACAGAACTCCAACAGCGGTTGCAGAACCGGACGGACATCACCAGCACGCAGCGCGGGTTCTTCCTCAACGACGCTGCGCAGATGATCAGCAACGAGTTCCCGCATCCGGAGTTCGAGAAGAACTTCGACGACATTGTGGTCGCGGGCCTGAGCGTCTTCTCCAGCGCAGCAACGGATATCTGGTGGCCGAGTTTCGTCAAAGACCTGGATAATGAACGGCCCATCGACCTACAACCACAGCAAGTGATTGAGGCGATGCGGAGGGTCGCTGGCCCCATAACCCGGTACTACTGGTTCAACAACCAGTTCTGGTTTGACAGATCCGCCGCCGTAAACGTGAACATTCGGATCTGGTACAAGAAAACAGTCCCGGACTTCACAAGTGGGAGCCCTCTCTTCCGAGCGATCTATGACCCACTCGTCCCCATGCGTGCGGCACAGATCGCCTTGAGCACCGTAGGAGACCAAACCGCGGCTGCCCTGCAAGAGAACGAATACGCACAATACGTAGCACGTGAACGGTTCCCGAAGTACGAGAGCAACCGCAACGATCGTAGACAACAGATGCGGGTACGGACCCGCTAAGGAGTACAGCATGAAGTGGCTTGACCTTGTGAAGATTCTCGCACCGATCATCCTCGGCACTATCAATCCGCACCTCGGTGCACTCGCTCCCGTGATCACTGCCGGCATCACCGAGGCGGAAGGCATCTCCGGGGCCACCGGCGCACAGAAGCTCGACCACGTCGTGAACCTGGCAACGGCCGCTGCGAACGGAATCAACGTTGCCGCCGGC